CCTGTTCTTGTGGGGTGAATTTGACTCCTAAAAATGCTCCAATCTTAGCATGTAAATTTATCTTGTCTGCTAGATTGAAGTTATTTACATCTTGATCTCCAACTTCAAAAAAATCTTTAGCATGAAGTTCACTATAACCACGATAAAATGTTTTGGCAATACCTAAGTACTTATCCTTCATTAACCTCTCTACTCTAACATCTTCGCATACATTCACAAACTGTTGAGGTGCTTTACACTTAAGTGTCCAATCTTCATTGGGTGTAAAAAGGGCATGAGATACCTCATGTCCAACCAACATATCAAACACATAATTACTAGCGTCCCAGATAGGAAGAGTAAGAACCCTATTCTCCACATCAAACTGAGCCGTCTCAACTTCACGATGCTCTACTACGATGTCTTCTGTTGCTAAAAGTTTAGCAAGAGTACCTTTAACTTCTAAATTAACTGACATGTGGTGTTTGCTCGTATGCACCTATTATAAACGCCCCCAGAGCGTTTGGGAGCGTGTAGTAGACAGTTTATCAACTGTCTGCGTTTGGCACGTGCTTGACGCAATGCCTGTGGTTTGAGATGGCGTTTCTTTTCCTTCTTGGAATGATGCTGCCAATTAGGTACTTTCATCATCCTCACCCCATGCTTCTAAGTCCCCACTGGTCATGCCACCACAAACAGTGTACTTGTCCTCTCCACCAGGTTCATTTAGATCTGCTGGATTGGATCCAACCTGAACGCATTTTTCTTTTGTCATAGTTCTTGTGCAACGGTACTAGGCATTATACGGGAAAATCCCTTGACTTTCTCAAATCTTATCACATTGTCAAATTTGTCAAACATACCCTCCTTATGGGATATTACAAAGATGTTAGCACCTTTGATAACATAACGGATAATCTTAAGGAAATCTTCATTACCAGACCCATCAAGTGAACTGTCAAACACCTCATCCATAATAAGGAGATTGGTGTTGGTGGAATTTTTATATGCGGCAATCTCACGCCACGTAAAGAGTAACGCAAGATCTATCCTCATCTTTTCTCCCTCAGAAAAACTTGCATATGAGAAGTCTTCATGAATAGGTGATTCAATACTTTCATTAAACTCCTCATCGAGAGTAAAGTTAATGTAGAAGTCCATCATCTGAAGGTATCTGTTAACTTGTTGGTTAATCAGTGGAAGATACTTCTTAATGATCGTCTTCTTTACTCCACTATCCTTGAGTAAACCAAATGCAAAGTCATGTTCTGAGATTAGTTCTTTTTGCTCTGCAACCTTTTCGTATGTTGTTGCAAGGCTGTGTTGGTATTCAGCTAATTTCTCATGCTCAGTATTTCTATTTTCAAGTTGTTCGGTAATTCTTTGAATCTCCGATTCCAAATCCCTTGACTGACGTTGTAGTCCAGAAACGAGCGTATTGTTTTGAGAAATGCCATGTGTTAGGGAAGTAACCTCCTGTGTGATATTAGTAAAGCGAACCTCTCTTAACTCCTCTTCTTGTATCTTGGACTCTAATTCATCGAGACCTGTTTGGAGTTCGTTTATAGAATTATTGAGATCCGCTATTTTATTTACCCTGAATGATTCTTCTATGGATTGTGTACATGTAGGGCATGATACATTTTCTTTAAAAAAGTTATATTCGCTACCAACTCTTTCTTTCTTTGTTTGTATCTTAGCACGTAAGTTATTTAATTTCTTTATTGCTCCACCAACATCACTTAATCCTAGAAGTTTACTATCAAGGGTTTCAAGTTCTTTGGAAAGCTTTTCATTCTTATCAATATATCCTTTAGCTTCATTTGCAATCTCTTTAATCTGATCCTGCTTCTTTTTAATATCTTCATGACTAGTTTGCTCAATTGTTTTGATAAAGTTTTCTTGCATCCCTACTTTATCAATTAAACTATCTTTCTTCAATTCAAGTGTTCTTACTTCATCTCTTCTAGAACGAAGCTTTGCTTTAACCACCTCACTCATAGCAGAGAATATTTTAATATCCAATAGATCTTCAATAACTTCTCTACGATTAACAGCAGTTAATTGCATGAAAGGAACAAATGTACTAGATCCTAATATAACAATCTGAGTAAATGATTTAAAATTTAACTTAAGAATACTCTGCTCAAAATACTTCTGTTGCTCAACTGCATTTGCAAACTGATCTTGTACCTTCCCATCAATCCATATCTCAAACTTATTGGGTTTCAATCCACGAACAACTTTATAATCTCTACTCTTAACATTAAACTCAACTTCAACTACACCTTCTCTTTCATTAGTAGTATTAATAAGTTGTGACTTAGTAATCTTTCTAAAAGGCTTATTGAATAACGCAAAACATAAAGCATCTAGAATGGTGGACTTACCAGCACCATTTGTACCCACAATAATATTTGTGTCATATTGAGTTAGATGAACTTCAGTAAACTGATTACCAGTACTTAAAAAGTTTTTCCATCTAACCTTCTGAAAGGAGATCATGATCTATTTCGTCAGGGGGAATTACAATGTCATCTTTGGTGATAACGGAATAGCGGTATCCATTATGTTCACAGATTTGAATAGCAGAACGGTCTTCTACTTCTATGATACTCATCTCTGGATAACCCATATCTTCTAACATCATAGCAAACCGTTCAGCATCATCTTCCTCTACAAAGAGGTATAATACTTTTTGGCCAAATCTATCGTTAACAGCATAGGCTCCACTATCTTCTTTTCCAGAGACGGCAAGTAAGTGCATTATGTCACCTCACATGCCTCTTTGTAAACATTCTCTAGTATTTTCTTAACCTTAGACTTGTCAATAGAGGTTTCAACCTCATCAACATACTGACTCAATAAACTCAGTGTATCTTCACTCTCTTGTCCTTGATATTCATGTGTTACAAATCCAGTACCATAATCAAATGATTCAATAGTCTTTAACTCAGCAACTCCTGCTTGGTATAACTTATCAATGAATTTATCTAACTTAGTTCCTTTACCTTTATCCTGTACAATTACCTTAACAATCTTATCTTTATAAGAGGTAGCATTAAAAGTTTGATAGTTAGTATCATTAAAATATATCTTTTCAAAAATACCAAAGGGGTTATTAACTGGAGTATGTTCTAGAGTTTCAGTATCAAAGATATGAAATCCTCTTTCATCTCCACAATCATTCCAATAAATTTCATATGGATTACCTAAGTAATGAATATTTTCTTGAGAGTTCCTATGATGATAATGTCCAGAGTATACCTTTTCAAAGTCTTTATAGATTCCCTTATCCTGACCATGCTCCATTACATGATATGCATTTGCCAAGAAACCATTAAGTTCTAAATGTCCCATAACAACACGACACTTAGTCTTCTTAAGTTTCTTATATGTATTTTCTTCGTTATCTGAATTAACCCAAGGAACAAATGCTATATTTAAACCACCAAATTTTAATTCCTCATATTCAGTGATAACACGGATATTATCGTACTCTCGTAATAATAATTCGCAAGCATTGATCGCATTAGTATTTTTGTAGTAGGCGGTATGATTACCGACAACAGTCGTAAGATTAATTTTCCTATCTCGTAAAATGTCAAAATAGTTTGCTTTGGCCCAAGAGAGAGCACTGAAATTAATCCCTGTACGATTATCGAAAGTATCCCCCATATCAATAACGGTATCGATATTATTGTCTTCAAGATATGGAAAAAAGATTTCATCATAGAACTTCTGGAAGTAATTATGAAACAGTTTTGAATTTTTACGAGCACCAAAATGTTGGTCTGTAATGATTGCTACTTTCATATTTGAACGTAAAAATTACCAGACAAAGTTACTCTTGTATCATCATGCATTTGTTCAGGAACATGATGCTTTAAGTGAGATGGGAAAACAACAAATCTTCCTTCACTAGGAAGTACTCCTCTTCCACTTTCACTAAAAAATAATGGAGAATGATCTTCCTCACACTTTAAGAAATAAGCAAAACTAAAATGAAAAGGAACATGATCATGTGTGTCTGCATAATCTCCTTTAGAATAAACATTTGCCCAAAAGTTTTTACATACTATTGGGTATGATGTGCCATCTTTAAATGCAATTCTATAAAACTTTTTTAATTCTGATATGATAAAGGATTTAAGATTTTTAATCTTAAGATTTTCTGGTTCCCAATCCCAATCAGTATGAAATGCTTTAACATTACTATGATCACGAGGAATAGATTGGGTTTTTTCTAACAAAGACAAAACTTCATCCTTTAGTTCATTTTGATAAGGATAATCACCAATTAAAAGATTGCAAGATTGTGCAACCTTCATTGATTACCGCTACGTAATTTAGCATGTATATTATCCTTGATGCTATTATAATCCGAATAGTTCCCTCCGTCAAGTGTATTGTCATCAACCATCACTTGCTCGAATCCAGAACGTTCTAAAATTTTATTCTTAACTTCTAGCTGTCTTTTCTCCCTCTGAATACGTCTAAGAAAAGCGTAATGTATGATCTGGGTAAAATAAGCGAAAGGATTACTAGATTTAGCAGGATCAAAATTATTGATATACTGAACACAGTTCTCAATTCCGTCACAAACCATGTCATCTTTGAACATGTAATTTACAAAATTTGGTTTGTATGATAAATGAGTTGCAATCTTTAGAAAACATTCTCCCAAATAATTTGTAATCCGTGGTTTGTCTTTTCCTAATGCTTCTGCATCTTTAATGGATTGTTTATATGCAACAATAGCAGCAAGAAACTCCTTGTTGTTTACATAATGCTCGGACCTGGCCCTTCTTCTAGGCATAGTTGCTAATGACATGAATATCTCTCACCTGTACATAATTATATCAGGGGCTTGACAAGATGTCAAATGTTCAATAGAATAACTCTGTTAAGGGTTCAGGGACAAGCTTTAGCTTTCTTTTTGAATATCTTTCTTATAGAGTTGTTCTAGCATTCTTTTAGCGTCTTTAACACTAGATATGTATCCCATACGTCTATCTATACGAGATAGATTTCCTTCTTGAGAAGACTCCTCAACATACCTTTGATGTATTGATATCATTTCCATGTCTTTACATTCTACCATAGTCATTATATTTTTCATATCCAGTACCATCATATCTTCATCATTAGTCTTTAACCAAGGTTCTACTTTATATCCAGCAACTATATTACCACCAGGTAATTTAACATTCTGAACTAACACTGGATGGTGTAATAATAAAAGAGTTCTATTATCTTCATCACAAGCCGCTATCCGAGCGAAAATTTCTTCTCCCGATATTAGTTTTAGTGATGCATAAAAATCTTCTTCCATTATCTTTTAAGTTTAATTGAGATTATTTCATAGTTGAATTGTTCTTCGTTATAAGTTTTGATACGTTCAATTAAATGATTTAAAGTATAATTCTTGCGGGACTGATGTGTGCAGTCATCCGCAATATCATACAGCATTGCTTTTACTTTGTCTTTTCCTTTCCTAAGAACCCTTCCAATTGATTGGAGATTACGGACTCTGGACTTGGAGGGACTGGCGAAGATGACGTTGTGCAACCTCCTAATGTTAATCCCAGTACTGAAAGTACCATAACTGGCAACAATAATCGCATTTGATTGATCCTCTGTGATTTCACGAACTTTTTCTCTTTCATCAGCAGCTACTCCACCATGTATGAAGAATATTTTACGATTTGCTGACTTACTATTATTTATTAAATCATATAATACTTGTCCATGAGACTCTACTCTACTATAAAGTAAGAGCGTATTTCCCTTTTGATCCAGTGCTAAGTTCTTTAAGAAATTATTTCTTTGTTCATGTTGAATAAGGTATTGTATCTCATCTTCATATGTTTCAAACTTAATAGGCGGATGCCTTAAAACGAGACATGTAATGTCGAGTTTTGCTAATTGACCTTTCTCCATCAACTCTTTAGTCCTTGTCACCTTATATGCTGGACCAAACAATCCTTCTAATACCCACTTATGAGTTTGCGTACCATCAAGAGTACCAGTAAAACCAAACCGATACTTTGCAGTATGCAACTTAGTCATGATCTGAACTAGTGATTTAGATTTAAATTGATGTGCTTCATCACCTACTACAACATTAAATTCTTCAAAATATTTTCGTGGTAACTTATAGATAGATTGCCACGTTGTAATGGTCACTGGACATGTTGTCTCCTTCTCTCGGCCTGCGTATATTTTGTGACAGTATGTCTCAGCATCCCAACCGTAGTCTTCAAAATCTTTATACATCTGCTCTACGAGAGATGTCGTTGGGACAACTACAAGACTTTTTTGCCCTTTACCTGTATAGTACCTCACTAGAGCGTAAATCATCAAAGATTTACCAGAAGCAGTTGGTGATATCAATAATCTTCTATGATGTCTTAAAGCGTCGTACACTCCCTCTATCTGGTATTCACGTGGAGTATGACGAGATATAGCTGTCATATAATCTTTAACACCTTCCATCGACACCATCTCATCAACTTGGAATGGTGTACCAAAATATTTGTTATCTAAAAACTTATACTCGTAATTATAATTCTTACAGAAAGAAGTTATCTTATCTAATAGACCAACGTATATCTCCCCTGTGTGGGTGGAGAAAAGACGAATCTTCCCATCCCAGTGCTTATTTCGATACTGTGGCATGAACTTTGCCCCAGGTACTTCAAATGTAAAATGATCTGAGAGTTCTTGGTATATGTGGGGCTCTGCTTTAACCCGAAGAAAGACTTCATTCTTTTTTTCAATTTCAAGATCAACCATAACCAGCAATGAATTTCTGCCACTCGATTGCATTCTTAATTTGATAAGTCCTATTGTTTATCTGTTTAAGGATGCTCTCACAATAATTTAGGAGAGTTTCATAGTAGTCAATTTTAAGGTTGACTTCTTTTAATTTGTCATCTGCATCAAGGTACTTGGTCATAGTATCCTTGTCTCTTATCTTCTTTCCGAAAGGATTCTCTATGTATACCTCTGGATCTGCTTTACCAGAATAGTATTCATATCTTTCATGTCTAATATTCTTTCTTTGTTGCTCTGCTTTTTTTCTTAACAGTAAAAAATTATTAAACATATCATGGTACTTAGCATGTAGCGACGGTACTTTTAATGATTCTGTGTGTAGATTGTCTGGATCAATCTGTGAGTCTTTCTCCCACATACTTTGCAAAGTTTCTAAATTCACATTGGTATTCCTTGATTGTTAACTATTTCATAGATGGTATATTTGAATGTTACTTCTGCTGTGAAGTAATCAACAGTACCAGGTGTGGCATCAAACTGTAATGATGTTAATTCAGTTGGCCATAGGTCACTATATTTTACCATAAATTGGGGATTATTGGTAGAGTCTAATACCATTAATGTTCCATCACTTACTAAGTTATCTGGATTTTTTGGATCAGAATCTGCAAAGTCTGCCTTACCACTCCACAATCTATAAATTTCACTTAGATTATCTGGGAATGCTATTCCACGCATCCAGTTTTGTATCTGCATATAGTTTTCTAAATTCTCATCAACCAAGAACCTTAAGGTAAAGTCTTGGAAATCCATCTTATCACCAGGTCTTGGAATATCCTTAAGATAAGTTGGTTGTTCAGCAGGTTGTATATTAAGACCTGGTATCTGTGCAGTATTAGCAAAGAAACTTACCTTAGGACATTTAACCAATGAGAATTTAAATCCAATTGGTGAAAGGAAATTTCTATTTTGTATCTGTTTCTCAAAAGGATTACTTGTTGCCATCAGTTCACGCAGGTCTCCGTGATATATTTAGACAAAAAAAGAGAGGGTTATACTCCCTCTCTCTCTTTTCTATAATTAGAATTCTGTAATGGTGTACACCAACGTAGATTCGATACATGGTTATTGGAAGTATCACCATCGATGTGATCAACATAAGCAGAATCTCTTATAAATTGCTTTGCTGTTTCTGGGGTTTTATCCCAATCTTCTTTTGGAATAGGTGGAAACTCATCAATGGGCTTGATAGATTCCATGACAGCACGATGATATCTAACATTAACTTTGGCATGTTTAGTACTAACTTGTCCTTGTCCATTAGTGGACATAACATAATCATACTCTGGAAATAATCCTTGACTTACATCTACGCTCAAGTTAACTGCCAGTGGTCTCATGTAAGTTTGCTTTCCAGCACCCCTATCAGGATGATCTAACTTCTGCTTCCTCTTATGATCCATGATTTTTGGAGGACCATTCTTAGTTCTTTTGGTACTAAGAATTTTAGCACATTCGCTGATATAATAACCAGGAATATGACGTTGCTTATGCATAAGAGGGTAGAACTTAATCTTATCATGTTCTATTGATTCCATAGATTGATTGTGAAGGATATAATTATTATAACACATAACGGAAGGTAT